TCTAGTTTGTTCTGCTTTATCTACAATATCTGTAACATCTACTTCCACAGTTTCTCCACCACCTTCTTCAGTTGCAAATTCATCTTCTATTTCCATTCCTCCTTCAGCAGCAAATGGATCAGTTTCACCAGACTCCTCAGTTCCTAAATCTGATGTCTCTTCTTCTGTTTCACCAGACTCCTCAGTTCCTAAATTTAGTGTTTCTTCTTCTGTTTCACCAGACTCTTCCCCTGGTATAGGATCTTGTTCATAAAGTTTTTTAGCTCCTAATAAAAGATCTTCAGTCTCATCATCAGACACCTTATCTTCCATATAGAACGTATATTCTAATAGTTCCATATGTCTTTTTAACTCTTCCGATATTAAATTTTTCTTATCCATTTTTTTTATATTAATAATTGTCTTCCGTCAGTAGTTTTGTAAACTTTATTAACCCTTTCTACAATTTCTTTACCATCGTTAATTAAACATTCTTCTCCTTCACATTCATTTTCTTCATTAACTTTAAGAAATTCGTTAAGTGAATCTTCTAAATCTTTAGTTTTTTTTATGTCTTTTTTGTTATCCATCTTTAGGTCTTTTATTATAAATATAAGAATTTTAAGAAAAATTACGTTTAATATCTATAATAGTTAATTCATTTTTTTTAGTTATTAACATTTTATTTTGGTAACTATCCCAATCTATCTTATATTCTTTATGATTTAAATTACCCGTATCACCCTTAAGTTCCTCTTCAATTAATTTATTAAGTGCGTTAATTGTATAAAAACACTCACCTTTTTTGTGAGTTATTATGGTAGTTGGAAAAAATGATTTGGTATTTATCTTCTTACCATCCCTTAGAAATAATCTAAACGTAACTATTTTTTTACCTTCTTCTTGTGGTGATGTATATATAAATAATTTTTCTTTGGGTATTTTAAATCTTTTTTTAATGTAATCACTAAAACCCTCTACTTTATCCTCAACTACGAATGACGCTAATGTGATTATTTTTGTTCGTTGTTCCATATCTATAAATGTAAGGTATAATTTTTTGTTTATTATTTTTTATATACCTACTACATTTATTAAATATTTCATTTTCAGTTAAAGTTACCTTTGATATACCCTTAACTTTATACCTAATTTTATCTACATCTAAACCAATAAAATGTAAAGCATTCAAATCCAATCCAAAAACTAAATTATCCTCAAATAAATAAATCATTTTGTTATGAGAAAATGTAATTAAATTACTTAAAGAATATATTTTTTTTAATATTTTTTTAACTTTTTTAGTATTATCATGTAAAACATCTATAAAAATATATGTAATTTTATTTTCTATATATTCTATACATTTAGATTGGAATTTTTTTATATCTATTTCTAAATCTACTTTTCTTTCTTTATTATCAAAAGTCCAATAAGTATTATCATCTATTTTTTTATTCAAAATAGATACATTTTCTTCACCATAAATTTCTTTTACTAATCCCCATCCCACAATAATTGTGAGAAAATTTTTATTTATTTGTGTTATATCGTCACAAACATTATATTTTTCATCTGAAATTTTATCTTTAGTTACTATATTCCCAATATACATATTACAAATATACTATTTTTTTATTGTAAAAACAAATTAACCTTATGGTGCTACTGTACCTACTGATGTAATAAGGTCAGAAATATTTTCTTTTTCTTTAGTAGTATATATATTAATATTTCTTTTCTTTTTGAATTTTTCTCCCTTTCCTGCAGTAGTACCTAATAAATTGCTTTCACCATTTTTAGTAGGGTACTCGTTTAATACTTTAGTAAAATTTTCAAACGATAGTTGAACATCTTTACCGTCTGCAAAATTTAATAACTCCACTGTTTGGTTAAAGTTCTTCGAATTACCCCCATTAGCATAACCACCAGGTGGATAATTTTTTTCAGATTTAAGCATAGGATCTTCTTGTTGACCTAATTTTAATATTTGTTCATTTAATTGTTTCTCATTCAATCGTAGTTGAGTTAAAGGATCGATAGGTGAAGCGGGATCTGATTCTAATAATTGTTCTGCTGGTGAAAGTTTTAAGAATTCCTCTATTTCTGCTTCAATAGTTTTAATTTTTCTATATAATTCATTCATAGTTTTCCCATTTTGGTAGCTCTTTCTATAAGGATAATTATTCCATCTCCACACAGACATTTGACATGCTATTTTAGTCGTTATAGTGTTTCCCGTTAATTGAGTCATAGGTATGGATTTATCTTTAGAAAATCTTTGGTATTGATCAACCCCTATTATTGGAATATATCCTCTTGGTCTAGTTAGGTAAGCAGCTGCAATATTAACACTTTCGTCAGATGCATAACTACCATTACCAAAAGGGTTACCATATTCACAATATTTAGCTTTACCACTTTTATCTGTAGGATCATTCCAAGTATCTACAGTTTGAGAAAAATTATCTGATTTAGTTAATGCATTTGCTAAAAACATAGTAACTTGTGAATTACTAGTTATTCCACCATTTTTCAACTCAGTTTTTAGGTTAGTAACTAAATCTGCAGTAGCAAATTTAGGTTTAACTCCTATATTAATTAAACTACTTTGAGTTAATGAATCGAAATTAAACTGATTGTTAGGACCCTTATCTTGTGGGATTCCAGTATTATAATCTACTGTGTTTAACACAGAACTACTCTCAAATACCGGTTCGGTATCTAAATCATCGTCCAATCCAATATTTAAAAAAGTTGTTAATTTATCAACAACAGGTGTTATATATTTACTTTGTCTTACACCAGTAAAAGAAGTAGTCATATGGTTAGGGGTTATATTATGAGTAACATTAAGTATCATATAGGCACCATCAAAAAATGGAACATTATCTAATTGGAAGTACATCATTGGTTGTATGTTCATACACCCTAATGCTTCTATATTACACGTATATGAACGAGATCTAAACATCTTATATAAATCTGTACCTTGAAATGTTCGACTTGTACCTCCTCTCTTATCAATTAAATCAGTTAACGCTTTATGATATTCACTAGTATCTTTATGTTCTTGTTGATTTAAAGATACACTTTTAAATACTGTTTGATTTTCAGTACCGAAGGAAACTCTAAAACCAACTAAATTAAAATCAGTATCATTATTTTTACTTGATATATCACTAGGTGGAAAATCTAAATTAAACCCATCGTTTTTAAATGTATACCTATTTTGTTCCTCAATATTTAATACTTGTGATGTTCCACCAGCATATATACATAAATAAGTTGGACCGGAATTATCATTCCTATCTGTAATATTAGTAATTGGTTTAAACATTGTAGAAACTTCTTCAGGATCTTTATAATTTATATAGTTGGGTAATATTTGTAATAAAAAATTACTGTCTCTTAATAATTTAGACATAAAGAAATACAAATTAGTTGTCATATTTTCACTTAAGGTTAAAACACTATCTAAATTTATTACTGCAGTATCTCCAATGTCATTAAACCCTCTATCAACAAATCGGAAATAATCAAATAAAGGTACACCTCCAGATCCGCATGCATTAAATGCTAGTTTAGTATCTGTACTACCCGCAACCCACCTATCATAAACATTTTTTAAACTATTATATGCACTTTGTTTGATATTTTCCATATCTTTTGTTTGTTCATCAGTTTTATCATTAGATTTTTGTGTGGTGTTTTTAGAAGTATTACCAATAAACGCCTCTCTAAATCCTGTATAATACCACTGCTCAAAACCAGCTAAATTTACACCTAAATTAGGATCTGGATTAAATACTTTTGGTGCAACAATTATTAGTTTTTCTACCTCTTTTATAGATTGAGTCAATACTTGACCTTTTTTATATTTTTTTTCTATAGTTAAATCAATATCAGAATAATCTAGAACTTGTTTTTCTAAATTTTTAAAACCATTACCTTGTGCCCATTTAATAAAAAAATCGACTAAATTTTGTTTAGTTTTTTTAGGTAAGTTTAGTAAAGTAGATTCAATCTCACCTCTAGAAACACCTGCAGGTGCGATAAATGGTGTAAGATATTGTTCTTGATTAGGTATATTAGTTGTTCCACTATAATTTGTCCAATCAATTGGATCTGTAGGGGAAATTTCAGGTGTTCTCCATAAAGTGCCACCAATAAATAATAAAAAGTATTTAGGTAAACTTACTATGGTTGCTGCGTCTTTTTTTATGAATTTATATACTGATTCCCATTTTTGGAACGGAAACGTTGCTAACAATAGTAGTGCTTTTGACAAAGTACTATTATCATCATAGAATTGTGAATCAGTTAAAAATCTTTCTACTTGTAGAATTGCTTGTGGGATACCTTCTGAAGGTAATGTATCTATATTTCCTGGTAACCCATTATATAGATTAATATAATTTGTTTTAGGTATTGTATTAGTACCACTATTTAATCCTGGTGTTACACCACCATCAATCAAAGTTATATTATCATTATTTATATAAAAATTAATACTAGGATTAGTAAATTTTGATGTCAATCTATTTTCAATCGGTGTAGGCCATACTTTGTAACATAAATTATGTGTAAGATTCCCATTAGTACCATTCCATTCTAAAAAATCTGCCTTTTTAGATGATTTTGTAACGGGATTATCAACAAATATTATTTGGTATTGATTGTCTTTTTGTTCATCAACTAATTTTAAATTATTTCCTAAAATTCCTCTACCTTTATTACTACTACCTACAATTAAAAAATCATAATCATCATCTTTTACATTTTTAAATGGTATTTCATTTATTGCTTCTTTAAATAATTGAGTTCTTTTGTCTTGAAATTCATCTTCTTTTAAAAAAGTTTGTAATGTCCTTTTAATTGTGTCATCAATAAAAGATATTTTAGCTAATATCCCATCCCATGTACCATATATATAAGGTGTTGTAACATCTCCAGGAAAACTATAGTATTTTAAAATTAAAAACCTTTCTACTAAAATATTTATAAATTTTTTATATAATATGTCTTTACCTTCCGCAGTTTCGGATTGTGCAGAGTTTAATAAGAAAAAAGGATTTGTCTCATAATCTATAGGATTTATAGGTATCCAGTTATCTGTATCACTACCACCTTTAGATTTTTTAGCTTTTACAACTTGTGAAGTTATTCTTTTTAATGTACTTTCTTGTATTACTAATTTTTTTATCATTTCATCAATAAAAGGTATTTCAGGAAAAGCATTAATTGAATCTTTGTCTCCGGGAGGAAAAATTCCCTCCGCACCAATATATTTCTCAACAAAACCACCTTTTTCTTTTACATATAATGAAGGAAACGCATATATAGTTTGACTTTTAAAATCAAATTCTTCTTTTAATTGTAAATCAGAAGTTACACTAGCCTTACTTAATGCCTTTTGTCTGTCTCTATTTTTTTCTTCTGCTGACTTTGAAACTTCGTAAATAGTTTGTAAAAATGCTTGTGCATTATTACATAATATCTGAAAAACAGTTCCAATAGTTGGTTTATATCCTAATTGTTTAGATAGTTCATTATTTAGTTCTTCTACTACTTTTTCTTCTATTTTCTTTTTTTCTTCTTTAATGGATATTATCATGTCATTAACTAACATCCTTATTGCTCTGAAATCCATTACAAAACCTACTGTAGTGTCGGTAAATTCACTATTTTTATTACCCGATATTGTTTTACTAGAGTCGATAGGATCTTTTTGATCGGTTTTAGAAAAAAAACTTATATCTACTTTAGAAACATCAAAATTTTGATTACAAGATTTATATTGTTCCGGATTATTACTTTTTAAAATACTATCTTCTGTTCTTAACAAATCAATAAATTGTAATAACGTTAAGGTATAACCATCGTTACCACCACTAGTATCACTAACAATTAATTTAAAAGCATCATAATTTATATCTTGTCCATTAAGGTTTGCAATAAATTTCCAATATTGTTGGTTAAATTGATAACCTCCAGCTACAGGTGCTTTAGAAGCAATATAATCATCACTATTATTTATTTGGTTTTTATTTTCTTGATAAAATTTAACATAATCATTTATTTTATTAAATAAATCTGTCATATATGTATTAACAGACTGTATATTAGTTGTTTTAAAAAATAATAAATCTCTTATCGAAATATATTCTTTTAACTTTTTTAAGTTCTCTGATCTTATACTACTACCCTCTATTTGTTTTGGATCATTAATTTTTTTTAAATATGGTGTATTTTCAGTAGTAGTATCAGAATATTCTTTACCTATTGGAAACCCAATAAACCCCCTAATATCTTCTAATTTTTTTTCTTGTGTGTTTAGAACTCTTAATTTTTTATAAAAATCACTATCAATTTTAAGTGCCTCTAAGTCTATTTGTAATTTACTTATATCTTTTACGAATTTATCTAATTTAGGTGTTTGATTTAATATTGTTTCACTACCTACTGTTAAAGGTAATTTATTTAAATTATTTAAACCTCTGTCCGTACCAACTACACCAATTATATCACCTATAGTTAAATCCGCTAAAAATGCTTGCTGGAATCCTACAAAGTTAGCCGATATATTAAAATTTCCTGATGTAGGATCAAATTTAGATGTCCACGTAACTAAATTTAAACAGTATTCCACAGGTTTACCAAAATAACCTTTAACAGTTAACGTAAATATAGGATAAGGCATCTTAAAGAAGATACTATATGGTGACTTTCTATTATCTTGTTCTATAACATCAAATAAACCACTTCCTCTTACATCTATAAAATCAATATCTACTTGTGGTACTAAACTTGTATTATATTTAATATTTATTGAGGATATACCAAAACCCTCTAACATACCACTACCAAAAGAATTTTGTATTCCTCCAATGTTGGTATAATTAGTAGTGGCGTAAGATTTAACATCACCCATAATATCTTTCATAGGTTCGCCAGCTTGATTATATTTTATTTCAGTTGCAACAAATTCAATTACACCAAACCTACTTTCTTCAAATTCATTTTCATTTTCACCTACAGTTATAACCCCTCTACTTCTTTCTTCTGCAGTCAAACTAACATATATAAACATATCTTCCGCAGGTAAAACATTTCTACCTGATGGATTGGGATCAATTAACATTAATCCTGCACCTACTTGTTTAACATCTTTATTTTCTTCTTCACCCATAAAATAAAACTTTATCCAGTACCGTTTAATTTTTGATATCTTTGTACCTCAGAAATATATTGTTGTAAACTGTCCTTAAATGGAAAAGGTATTCTTATTATTTCATTGTTAGGTATAGATTCTTCTACACCACCATATTGTGGGTTTGCTAACATAATTAACCAACCATGATAAGGATTACCATAGTATTCTTGACTTAATTTATCCATTCTACTTTGGGTTTGTCTATACAATACTGTTTTATCCGTAGATTTTGGTTCAATTTTAATGAATGGTAATGGTTTATATTTCCCATTAAAATTAAATTTTTGATATCGGTTATAATATTCTGTGCTCATTTTAGTTAAATTAATTCATTATTTGAAATAGTAAATGTTTGATTACGGAATAAGTCTTGACCTTCTAACTCATATTTTACATTAACATTAACATTAGGTATTGTTTCACGTATTTCCGTTATTTCTTCAATTAATTCACTAATTTCGTTTTGTATTTCACCTTTTCTATTTATGTTGTATGCACTATTATTAGATAAGGAATCAAACTCAGTTTGTAATATAGATATCTCATCTTGATTATCTTTTATTGTTTTACTTTTAGAAAACGCCGCATTAAAGAAAGATACATCATTTAAATTTATAGTAACACTTTCACCTACAAAAGGTTCATCTTTATGTACAAAAGAAGTTATATTATCTGTAATAGTAACATTAAAAGGGGTATCTAATGGTTTTAATAAACCATTTACTAATGTTTCAACAATAATGTTTTGATTATTACAATTAATATTGATAGTTATAATATCCACAGGAATTGGGGGTTGGGAACTATCATTATTCTCACTAGATTGATTAAGGGGGACTTCCTGTTTTAAAGTATTATTAGGTGAGTCGCCAATCAAAGATATTTTTTGAGCTATGTTTGCAACGCCCGGTAATAATTCACTAAATAAACTATTTCTACCGTTAACTATTCTAGCACCTATAAAAGCGTCCACTTCTAATCTATCACTTCTTCTTTCATACATCTCTGTATTTGCATAATAATTAAATGATAATGCATTTTGTAATCTACTTATTGGGCCTTGTAGTGATTGTCCACCTATAATATCTAAAGAAAGAGTTACATCTGCCATCATAGGTTGTACACCAATACCTTCAGGATTTAAATCCCATTGAGGTGCGTTTCCTGATTGATACGTAATATTAATACTATTTATACATACTTTAGTGTTGATGTAATCACCGATTCTCAAAATACAAACTGGTGGTCTACCAAATGCTAAATTTTGTGGTTTTATACCATTAGAATCTGATTTATCATATATACTTGGTCCTTGTCTTACACATTGTTGTAGAAATGTTAATCTTGTATTTAAACCTTCAGGTGTGGTAGAATGAAAACCTGGATGAAAATATTTAATTTTTTCTGAAATGGTTTCAAAATATTCAGGATACTCTTCACCTATAAAATCAAAATACCTTGTTTCATCTATTCTCAAATTATCGATTATTTGAGAGTCTAATGGTAAACTAACTAAATTACTATCCATATCAGTTTTTTTATGTTGTGCAGTATTATCGTTAATTGCATCATAACTTATATTTATATCCACTCTTCTACTATTTTCATCACCACTTATATCAATAACTTGTGATTTTACTACAGTACTTGATTTTACGTTACTAATCGAATTTACTACACTCTCAACTTGTGTTTTAATATCATTTGCTCTATTAGTTGCTAATGTATTTGCATTTGTTTCGTCTTTTGATGCATATCCATTTATAATAATTTTAACTGTTTTATCACTTGTTTTTTGTTGGTTCAAAAAATTAGTAATACTTAAACTATCTATAGATACTCCTGAGTCACTATCTTTTTGAAATAATAGTGTATATTTTTCACTAGCACTATAATTAGATGCCGTTGATTGTTGTTGTTGTAAATTTAATTTTTTTTCTATTTCTTTTTTTGTGTTGATACTAACACCTTGGCTATTATCTAATAAACTTAAAAATTCTTCTGGAGAAATACATCCAGCAAAAAACCTTTCTATCTCATTAGTTCTTCTTCCTCTATATGCATTAATAACTTTAGGGTGATCAACTAATACTTTAAATTTTAATTGTCCTGTTCTAGTAGAGTTATTATATGTATAAACAGGTTCACCTCTACCTATAAAATCAGTTTTTGTCCAATTAGCACTCATACTTTCGTCAAAACCTAAATCATATGGAGGAAACCACATAATTCTACCTTTATTCCTACTTAAAGGATCACCAGGTCCAATTTCATCTAAACTTAAATCAGCTAAGTTATCTGACCACGCTAAATTTTCTAGAGACAACATATATTTTTTAAAGGAAGTAGTCCTATCTATTTCTGTTGAATGTGTTTTTGGAAAACCATTACTTTGTAATACACTTAAAGATGCATTGTCCGAAGTAACTGAAAATCCTGGTTTAGTTTTACTATCAGAGCTAAATAAACCACTTTTTCTAATTGCGTTTTGATATTTATATGGGTCTTTAGGTGTCCATACTCTACAAAATTTACCGTTTTTTATTGCGGATTCAAAAGATTCACTACTAATTGCACTACCTCTACTTATTAATCTACCTTTAACTCTATCTTTAAAAAACTTTTTAGTCTGATCAATAAAAACATCCTCAGAAAAATTATTTACTAAGTCTTGTGTTTCAGATAAAATGGTTTTATTATTAAAATTATTATTATCGTTAAATTCCCAATAATAATTTTCATCTACTGTGGTTTGTCCTACTTGTGCTGAATTAATACCATCTGCACCATTAAATTCATCGGAGGTAAATGTTGTCATTATTTTACTACCTCTATTGGTAGTTCTTTCACTCCCTATATAATATCTACTATTAGTACCTGCGTCTGATGTTGAAGATAATCTTCTGTCACTATAATCAGGTACATAAAGATTTAATCCTAACGCATTAAATAAAAATGTTGTTTGGTTTATTCCTGTATTACTAATTAAAGTATTATTCCTTTGTTCAGTAGTAATTATTGGGTTACTTTGACTATTATTTGACGATTTACCTAATTTATTAGTTTTTAATCTAGTGTTATACTCTTGCCAACCTACCGCTTCATTTGGTAAACCATTTTGGCTACTCAACTGACCTCTCATCCTATCTTCAAAGTCACTAGGTTCTTCTTCGGGTGGTTGAAAATAAGTTATAGCAAAATTAATTAAATCACTTGTTAATTTTTTTTGAATCTGAGAAACTTTACCGATTACATTTGTCTCCATAATATTGGCACCAATTATTCCTAAAGGGGTTTCATTATCAAATGTAAGTGAAGATATTTTATCTATAACATCAAATGGAAATGAAACATATGAATCATCTCCACTACTTAATAAACTAAATTTATTAATGGTTGAATCTGTAGGGTATGGTCTTCTTTCTTTATTTCCCGAATCAGGATAAGGTTCAGAGGGAATAATTACACCATATTCATTATATTCATCAGATTGAGGTATATATCGGTTATTGTTTACATTTTGAGTATCTCTAAATGTTTCACCTTCAGTAATAATATTACCTTCTTCATTGTATGATACGACTGTATTTTCATTTTGACTACCACCTATAGGTACATTTATTACTCTACCTATATCGTCTAGTTTGGAAGTTAATCCACCTTCGGTTAATGTTCTATTAGTTGGAGGAGGTAAATTACGACTAAGCAAGTCATTTCTTAAATCTTCAGTTGTTAAAACTCCAAAATTACTTGTGTATAATGTTTGATTTAAAATTCCTGCCATAAATATTCTTTCTATATAAATATTTAAAGCATAAATTTCAGGAGATAAAATTATATATTATATATAATTAGTAGATTATTACTAGTTTTTTAATTATATTTATTCTAGTTTTAATAATTATTTATAATTTTTAAGGTCTATTTCTGGTCAAATATAAAAAATAAACTTCAAAAAGTCAATAGTAAAATTATTTTTTTTATGGATTTTTTAATACAACATTAATATTTGTACCATCAGTAACAACTTCTAATCCATTAGATAATTGTTTTTCTAACATAGTTGCGACAGTTTGGGTTAAGAATGCTTTATCAATTGCACTATTAGCAGGTGCATTTACATTTACACTTACATTTAAATTACCATTATATGAAACATTACTATTTGCTGCAGCTATTGACGCTGGTGTAACACCTCCACCAGTATTTAATGGGCTACTTCCAGGTGGTGCACCGGGTATATTTAAAGAACCACCCGTTATTAAGTTAATATTTAAATTATTAGGATCCATAACACTTAAACCCTGTGCCCATTTTTGTAATTCTGCCAATCCTTTATTTGCCGTAACGTTAGGGTTGTTATTTGCCATCATTGCAGAAACTGTTCTCATAGTTGATTTTTCCATTGCTTCTATCGTAGGACCCATAGCTTCTTCATATAGTTGGTGAAAATCTGTTGCTTGAACTGCAGTTGCTCTAGTCGCTTCACCCATACTTGTCATTCTTTCTGACATTGTTTGTGTATTCATTGCAATATCTCTAAACAAATCAGTATCGCTTTTTTGAGTATCTAATAATCCTTGATCAACTGCTTCTCTTAATTGTTCAGTATTATTAATATCAATTTCCATTTTTTCTCCAGATGGTGAAGAAAAATCTACAACCCATTTACCATCTTTCATTTTAGCCATACCAGCAATACCTTCCCTAACTTCATCGTCAAAAGCATTACCATCAATCTCCATCTTAATTTTACCTATTTTAGAAGATTGACGTGCCATTTCTGTCATTTTATCAACGTTAATACCTAACTGTTCACCTGCGGATTTAAGTTGCATTCTTGCTTCTGCAGGTAATTCAAACTCACCAGATTCTTCATTAAATTGCAACATATTTTCAGTCATATCTTGTAATTTTTTAGCTAACTCCTCTGGTTTGTTTCTTGCTAAATACATTGTCTCAAAAGGATCCCCAAACGCTTGTGCGATATCACCACCTAACATTTGTAGGTTTGCTGCAGCTTCTATTGCCGCTTCTGGCTGATAAAATTTATCAGCCATAGAAAGTACATCACTTACATCAATTCTCATCTTAACTGCCTGTCTTGCCATTTCAGTCATTCCCCTAACACCATTAACAAAAGAAAATGAACTCATCTGTTTAATATTACTTTGTAACGTCTTAATAACCTTTGTAGAGTTCAAACCAGCCTTTTGTGATGCATCATATACATCTACTAAAGTTTCATTCATAGATTCTACACCAACACCCATTAAATCGAATGTTTCTGCAATTCCGGCAACCTCACTAGGCATCATTTTAGTTGCTCTGGACAAAGCATCCATAGTTATAATGTCTTCTTCATTAAAGAATCTTAATCTACCACTTTGTTGTGAAAATGAAGTATAAAGGTTAGTAATATCTGTCATTTCCCCACCCATAGCTAAAACTTCTGGTAAAGCAGCTCTAAATGCTACCCCAACACCGTGTGCTTGATCTCTAGTTAACCCTATATCTCTTGCAATGTCTCTATATTCATGTGCAATTTTTTCTGAATAATTAAAAATTGCTGCTTGAGTTTGAACAAACTCCAAAGAAAGTTGTCTCTGAGTTGCAAATTCACCAGTAATCCTTCCGGCAATAGTGAAAGTTTTTCTATACTCTCTATTAAGGTCTTTTTGTTGTTCTCTTTGCTCTTTTAAAAGTTTTAATGATTCTTCTTGTTCGGCAGTCATTGTACCTGCCGGTATTTTTTCTAACTGATCAATTAACGCCTGAGTTGCTTTTAATTGTTCTTCTATAGCCCTTCTAGTTTCTCTAGACGCACCTTTTATTTCGTTATAGAAACCAGTTTGCCTATTAAGATCTTTTAAAAGTTCTTTATTTAACTTAATTTGTTCTTTTAACTCATCGTTAGTACCCATAATTTGAAATTAATATTTACTATTTTATATTCTGCATTTCACCTGACCATGCCAATGGCACTGATTTTTTATCACTTGAACTATCTTTGTATAAACTTATCATTCCACTATTCCTTGCGTTATTTTTAACTTCTTTTTCAAAAGAGATTAACCAAAATTTACCAGAGACCTCTCCAGCCTTACCTTCACATTTTACTGCATTAGAACTAATAGTTTTTATTTCAAATTTATTACCATTACTATTTCCTGTAACATCTTTAGTAATACCCTCAGCATCAAATGTTACAGTTCCTGTCATCGAATTAATAGTACTAAAATTAATAGTAAAATCATTATTTCCTTGTTTTAATTTAAATTTTTGAGCTGGAGTAGATGATGTTACAGTATTATCAGAAGTTTGATCTTTCATTCTTTTATATTGTCCTAGTTTAGATTTAATTGTTTGATTACTACTTTTTAATTTTTGTTGTGTTGTTTTAATAAGTGCATCTGCATCTCCCGCCATAGTTTTAGCAAAATCCTTTTGTGATTGGCTTGGACTATCAGGTGAATATTTAACTTTAGAAGTATCTATTTCATTTAATTGATTATCTAATATTTCAATTATCTCTACAATATCTTTGTCGGTAAATTTTTTCATAATAATATTTTATTAATAAATATCATTATTTTTTCTTTTCGTTTGATTTTTCTATTTCTTCATTTGCTTGTTGAATAAACATAACTCTAGAAAATGTAGGCATTTTCATAACATCACTATAACTAAAATTATAATATTTACCTAAAAACCCTACGTGTTTATGTATTGAAGTTAAATGATTAGAGTTCAGGAAAGAAAAAAGATGTGTTAAATCTAAGAAAGCAACTTACGGATGCTCCCCCCGGCATCCGTGCTTCAGTTTGGAAATCTATTCCAGACTCAATATCACCAATATATTTTCTTAATTTTCTAGAATCCATTATAGATAAATTCTTTAATAAATTAGATATTCTAATTTTATCTGTTTCACCATCGATTGACATAACTTGTTTTTCCATTCTAAAAAATAATCTATTAGATATGTCAGTTTTATTTTTTTCCATATAGTTTTTATCTAATATATCCATATCTTTTTCATCTCTACCAGTTAAAAATCTAAATTTAACATTTTTACCGCATTGAGGTAAGGTAAAATCAAAAAGGTTATTTTCGTCTGGTTTAACAGTTAATTTTTTTTGTTTTAATTTAGATAAATCAATAATACCCTCTTCTAATTTTTTTGTATCTTCATTATAAACTAATTGTGTATATTCAGGACCAAATGCGGTAGTTCTAAGATATAATAAAATTGCTACTCTATCACTATAAAGTAAATCTAAACTATCGAATCCAAGATCTTTAACTTTTCTCTCAATCAAAATATCCATAATCCCACCATTAGAAGAAATGTTTGGGGAAGAAAGTACTGTTTCATCAAAAGCAGTTAAATACTCAACTTTAACGTTACTTTTTTTATTTGGGTATAGTAAACCTTGTGAGGGTAAGTCTATTACATCATAAGGTACTTGATATTCCGCAGGTATATGTGTCGGATCTATTTGTGGTATGTGTTGATTTTCCATAAAACTTTATTTTAATACTAATATACTAATAAATATAAAAATTTAAAGTTTTTAGTAAATAATTTGGTGGTTTAAAATATTTTTTGTAATTTAGTAATATCAAAATTAAACAACTATGAAAACTATTGGAAAATTAGCACTTATTATTTTTATACTTTATTGTTTTTGTCCGCAGATTGTAATTGGTGGATATAATATCGTAAAAAATGAATTGTCAAATATACATATAGAATTTAAAATTAAAACTAAAACTAAAGAAATATCTAATGTAGATAAAAAAGATGTTGGGTTATTAATACCACCTAACCATAAAAAAGAGGATATTGGTTTACTTATCCCCAATTAGTTCGTGTGCCCTATTTACCATATCTTGCATTTCGGGATTAGACATTGTTGCTGGTGAAGTTAATGCACTATCTAAAAAATTAGTCAATTCAGAATCTGATAATCTTTCTATAGTTTCAGGAGATTGTTTTAGTAAGTTGTTCATCTCACCACCATTAATTTCTTTCATACGCTCTTCATAATATTTTTTATATTTTTCTGTACGAAATTTTTCTGGTATATCATACATACCATACCAATCAGTTTCACCTGGTCTCCAACCCGATTTCCAAGCTTTTTTAAGTAATATATTATCGTCAAAATTTTGTTGTTTATTTTCTTTATATGGTGTAACCATAAATATTTCTTGTACTTCTTTACAATTGTAACCATCTAATTTAATTATACTACATATATCTCCTCTTTTAGCAGAATCTCTTAAATTAATTTGCATTACCCATTTAGTTAAATCTTTTAAGTATGGTACTTCTGTTAACGCAAATGAAATACCATCTGCAACTTCATCTTCATATTTCACCAATAAACCCATTAGTGTGCCGGCAATAGCAGTATCCATCTTAGCTATTCGTCTTAAATATGCTAAATAAGCTTTCATTACATTACCATTATTTTTAGTAACTAATTTTTTCATATTTTTAGATGCTAAAAAAGACTTCCATCCGATAGGTGTAATATTTATTAGTTTATCTAATTTTTTTGTTGCTTCTTTCATTGTATCACCTTTAAGTAATGGTAATGCCTCATCAAAATACTTATTAATGAAAGATTGATTTTTTAAAAACTTTTGTTTACCCATTAATGATATTAATTTTTTATTCATTTCTTTTTTAGTAACATTTTTCGATTTTAATGCCCAATCAGTTGCACTATCAATATGTTTTAAAACACCTCTAGTTTTAGCTGCTCTCCTAAGAACCATACCCTGAGGAATAAGTGATAACCCTAATGTAAAAAAACCCATTGCTTTTTCTCCTTCATAAAAATAAAGTGCAGAATTAATTACCTCTAATCCAGTAGAAACGGCAGGTCCTACACCTGGTATTAGTAATGAAGCAACAGATAAAAAATCTAATACATCGTGTTTATCTAATTCACTTATTTTTTCTACTGTTTGATCTATTGCTGCATTTACAGTGTTATATGTATTTCGAGACATAGTTTGACTTGGCCACTCCCAACTCATATTATAACCCTCTCCTTGTTCCCTTAAAAATATTCTTTGATATTGATTCTCGGTTATTAAAATAACTTTCATAATGAATATTATTAATTAAATGCGTTAGACAATTCCTTAGTAAGTTCATCGTTTGATAAGGCTTCAATTGAATCACCCATTTTATCAGTATCAATTGACATCAACCCACCAAAATTTTCGTTAAACCACTCTTTATATTTTTCTGTTTGGTATTTTTCTGGAACCATTGGATTCTTATCTGGTCTCCAACCCGATTTCCAAGCTTTTTTAAGTAATATATTATCGTCAAAATTTTGTTCTTTATTTTCTTTATATGGTGTAACCATAAATATTTCTTTAACCTGATTAAAATCGAAACCGTCTCTCTTAATTATACTTGCAATATTTCCTTTATCGGCATCATCAGATAATCTTTTATTCATATACCAGTTAACTGCGTCAGAAATTCCTGGTACTTCAGTTAAAGTAAAATTAATACCATCTGCAACTTCATCTTCATAATAAAGAAGTGTCCCCATTAGTAATCCTGCAATACTACCATCTAATACTGCTAAACGTCTTAAATATGCTAAATAAGCCTTAAACATATCGTCACCATTTTTTGCTAATAACTTAGTAAATTGTTTTGATTCTATAAATTGTAACCAAAATTTACTAGTTTTAGAAATTAACTCATCTAAAGCTTTAGAACTAGCTTGTACTGACTGTCTAGTCATTGCAGGTATAACCTCATCAAAATATTTAACTATAACTTCTTGATTTTTTTTAAATGCTTTTTCACCAATCTCACTCTTTATTTTTTTCTCTAAAGCTTCTTTACTAACTTCTTTACCCGCTTTTTGTGCCGCAATAACACTTTGGGTTGCCTTATCCACCCCTTTTAAAATTTTACTGGCTTTCATACTTCTTCTAATCGCCATACCACCAGGAACTACTGCCAATAATGCTGCGAATGTTGCCATACCTTCTGATCCTTCTGTATAATATAATCCAGCATTTACTAATTCTAGTCCCATTGAAATAAATGGTCCTGCAACCGGTATAAATAATACGGCAATAGCTGCAACATCTATGATATCGTGTTTATGATTTTCCCAAAACTTAGATAGTGCATAAACCATTTCTCTATTGGCTTGATTTTGTCTTCTAGCACCTTCTGGTGTACTATATGCCCTATCTAAGTGACGTTCATATGCAGTTTGTTCACTTAAAAATAATCTACCATATTGTGATTCTGTTATAACAATTACTTTCATAATTTATTTATTAAATTTTGCATTATCCGCTGAAATATCATATTTTTCAGCGAAAATATTAACAAGTTCTTCATAAGTTTTTCCTTCACAAGCTGCTTTAACACTAGTCATACACACATCAACATCCAAAATCTGATCATTCATATTTCCTGTTGAACACCAAGATTTTGCCAACCCATTAGATCCATCATCATAATCTTTATACATCATCAATATACTTTTATTAGGTTGTTCTTCATCAGATAAACTTTTATCGTATTGATTATTTGTCATCATTGGGCTCCTTTTCCAATCTGAACAATCTAATTTACCACCTTTAATCTGATTGGTAATTTCCTTATGTATAACATATGCATCCGGACCGACAACCATCCCAACTTGTACCTCAAATTTTGCCTCTTTAAAATTTTCAATGAGTGATTGAGTAACATTTTCAACTATTGGTGTTATTGCTTCTTTAACACTTGATGGATCCGCTTCTGCCATACTTTTACAAAATTCTCCTCTCTGTGATTTAAAATAATTTTTAAGTAATTTTTTAAAGTGTTCTTTTAAGTTATCACTATCCTTCGCTTCACTAGTTCCTGTAACATCAAGATCAACCGTACCAAAAGATACTTTTTTTATTCCCCACCTAATTGTCTTTTCAAGCCAATTGTTCTGAGGTGCAAAGTCACCTTTTTCATTACCCTTTTTCCATACGTCATCTAAAAAAGTTGGGTCATTAAAAACAAAATTCTCAAATTCAGCACAAGTAGGTCTACCATTAGGAAATTTACAACCTTGAGGTTGAATGTCACTACCACATTCATCTTCGGGTTTCCAACTTCTAGCATTGAAGGCCAGATTTGCTGCCGCTTCTGTTAAATCTTTAGCACCATCCGCAATAGTTGTTGGTAGTTGTTTCTGTGCCTTACAACACATAGTCATGTTATTAATCATTTTCATAGTCCTCTCTAACCAAATATCTGCTTCAGTTTTAAAACCCCTCTTAATTGGTTTCACAACAGTTGTGTTACCTGCCCACATTAATGGTGTATTCTTTAACCATTCTTCTGCCATATTCTTACCCCAACCTAAAAATCCTGATTCTTTAAATTGTTTTGTTACACCCATATCATTATAGTTTAATGCGTCTTTATCAGGTACTGAAAATTTACACCCAAAAGTCAAATCTCCTTGTTTCGCAGCTTCTATAGAAAAATTTGCTTCTGAACAATCAATAGTTGCATAACCCATTTTGGCTGCGTAAAATGCACCCATAAGTGCAGGTATATTATCCAAACCGAATCCTCTTATTGTTTCGCCACTAGCTTTTGACCATGGAAACGCTCCCAATCTTAATTTACTAGTTGGTATTCTTCTCCCAAATCTAATTGATGTCCAACCTTTAGGTAAAAAAGTTAATCTCCACCACAAATTATTTGCAAACCAACCAACACCCCTAGCTATTCTATAATAAATTGAAGTACTAAGTATACCTTTCTTGATCTGATCTTCAATATCTGGCATAGTAGGACCTTTTCCACCGTCACCTTTAATACCACCTTTTATACCGTCCTCAATAGGATTTTCTACTTTTTCACCTATATCATCCATTTTTTTCCATTCTAATTCTATTTCATCACCTACCTTTTTCCATTGTTTTGATTTAGTTGCTTTAATTCCACCGGCAGCTTTTTTCGCTAAATTAAAAACCGTTTTATTTTTTCTTTTAGCGTCTATAATTTTAGAATTCAACTCATCAATTTGACTTTGAATTTTAGGGTCGTCTACACCTTTATTCTTAATTTTTAATTCTTTTAATTCTTTTTCCCAACCCCTAATAATTTTAGTGTCAACCAACTTAGATGGGTCACTACTAAACTGATCACCTGTAAATACATTTTTTGAGTCAGCAACATCAAAGTTTAAAGATTGTCTTAATTTAGGTTTATTATGTAGAGATATACTTATTGCGGTTTCAATATCAGACCTACTTAAACTACCCGAATATTTTTTTAGTAAATCATCAATCGACTTTTGTTCACTTAAAGCAATAAGTGCTAGTCTTTGAGAGTTAATGTAGAAGTCAACCAATTTCTCAACAATTTTATCTTTATTTTTATTTGTAACATCTATAGCACCACTTTTGATTTGTAATTCAATTAAATTTCTTACGTTATTTCTATGACTTTCCTGACTAAGTTTTGCACCTTGTTGTCTTATAATTTTTCCATAATCTACTTTAGATAACTTAGGGGGGTCAGAAGAAAATAATTTATACGCCTTATCGACCTCATCATTTATAGCATTAGTAATTTTATCAAATGCCACTTTTTCATTTTTAGTTGCCGACCTTAAAGCTTTAAGTACTTTACTACCTATGTTTTTCAATCTTTTAGATTGTTCATTAATGACAGGTTTTTCTTCAACGACCTCTATATTATCAATCATATTACCATAAAGTCTTTCTTCTGTCATAAGAGACTTCATTCTTGCCATTTGTTCTTCTAATGTCTTAATTTTCCTCATAATTTATTTATTTTTAACTTGCTGGTATCCTTTTATATGTACCTATATTTGATCTACATAGTCCCGCACCTTTAGAATTAACTAAATCCTCAAAATTACCTGAACTACTAATTCCCGTTTCCCAAAGTTCAAATAAAATATCTTGTATAGGGAACATAGTACCCGTTAACGTTCCATCAGAAGAGTAAAATCTAAAATCTTCTGCGTAATCACTTTGTATTGTACTTGCAGCAGTTATAACTGTTTTTAGGGGACTGTAAAGACCATTTGGTTTATCATTTATTTTTAAATCACTGTAACTCACTCCTGTTACAACCCCATCGCTATTTTCAACCATAGTAATCTTACCTTCATATCTTGCATATTTTATTTTACCTAACAAATAAGTTGCCAGAGGCCCAACCGGTGTAGTAAACTCCACTAAAACTTGTAAATTAAATTCTAAACCAGTGGGATTACCACCATATATAGAAACAATTAGTTGATCTTGACTAGATGTACATGTTTTATTTTTATAATACATAACACATTCAGAACCTTTAGTGTCAAAGGTAATTTCAACATCTGAATGAACTTTATCTTTTATAAAAAGATATAATTTACCTAAAGATGTAGGCATAGCTTCAGTAGAATTGGGGTCAGGATTTACGAACTCTAAACAATTTTTTAAATTTTGTGCCCTATATTTACCTGCAACTTGATAAGGTGCTATAACTTCATACCCATCTTTTTCCAATTGTGTTTTACATTCTTTATTAGTAGACTGTTCAACCAAATTACCAAACAACCTTTCTTCATTAAATAAAGATTTTATTCTCTCAGATTGTTCTTTAATGTTTTTATAGTTTTTCTTCATGAAAGAGTATTTTTTAATAAATATTTAAAAGCATAGAAAAAGTCGCATAAAAGCGACTTTTAATAGTAATATATGTGGGGGGTATATTAAAATACGTTGATTGCTCTATCGAACCTCAATGTACAAGTAATGTCTGCTAAATCAGAAGAACTATAATCTAACCCACCAAAGTCAGCGTCATTAAGTTGTGTTCCCTCTAAAATCCATTTTTGAACTACTACACCTGTTGGATCTAACATCTCTAACTCTACGTTCTTTTTGTAACCTGCCGCATAACCTTGTCTACCAGTTACTGATTCAGAGTGTAATCTCACCCATTCCATCAATGCTTGTGTTGCAGAAGGACCAATTGGATCTCTAAATGTTACAGAGATTGTTTCCCATCTAAATCTACCGATAACATAAGTCTCAGTATTTAAAAATGGTATTGATACTTCATCACTAGTATATTTAGGTCTACTGGCAGTAGAAATCCACCATTCTTGAATACCTAAATCGTCTGGAAATCTAAGAATCCATCTATTCTTTCTTAACGGTTCATAAGGGACCGGCATTCTCATTAATAAATCTGCCATAATTTCTTTTTTTTATATTGTTGTTTTATTCTTTAATTATAAATATTCAGTTTTTGAAAAAAATTTATTTTTTGATGATAATTCTTTTTTTCTTTGGGTTATTAGGGTCAGATGTATCATACACTAAAAACCTAACATCAGGATATAATCTTTTTAATTCCTCTTCTATATATTTTTCCGCACTTTCAATATTACCTAGATCATCATCACTAAAACCTATACTCATACCTGAATAATTAGGGTTATCTTTCATTTCTTTAACTGCACTTACTACTCTATCCACAAAAGTCTTCAATGCAATCATTTTACCGACTTCTGGATTAGTCACACTTACATCCGTATCAAATTCCTTAACAAACTCATCAGAAGTCACAGGATAGTAGTCCTGTAAGTTTAAATATTGTTCTATAGTTGTACCATATAAGTTAGATAACATTTCTTCTTTTTGTTCTTCAGTAAAAATAGTGTCAATTATTACTTTAATACCATCTTTTATTGCTTTAGGTGGGTTTCCTCTAGCAGTTATGATAGAAAAATCGTTACCATATAATAATGCCTCAATAAATTTATTAAAACTAGGTCCGAATGATTTTTTTCTTAAAGCTTCTTTGGTATCTCTTATAAATGCATCGTAATCTCTGAAATCTTTGAATGCATAATATAAGTCGTTATTACCATATCTAAATTCTTTACCTATTTTATTCCTTATTTCTCTAAATTCTTCAGTACCAACTAAAACAGGAATCCATTCGTCACCAACCTTTTTATCTAAATAAATTTGTGTAGGCATAAATAAAATGTTATCATCCCAGTCAAATGAATATGCTCTTTTTTTAAATTCCAAAAGTAAACTTTTTTGGTATTGATTTAATTTTATTTTCATAGACAAAAAAAAGGTGGGAATTATCCCACCTTATTATTATATTTTATTTATTTTAGATATCATCAAAAGATGCACCAGTATTAGTAATATTAAATTCAATACTAATGTATTCTAAAGATCTTGTTGGTTTAATGAATATTCTACCGTTTAATTCATTTCTGTCAATAGATTCTGGTGTATCATCTAACACTACTCTAAAGTCAGTTAAACCTCTCTCTTTTCTAATATTATCCAATATTGGATTAACTAATGAAAGGAATTGATTTCTTACAACATCATCGTTT